GATTCCAGACCAATACGGTTCTTTGCAGAATGCCTTTGATGGGTAACGGTTAACCCGTCCTTTCATGTGGGCTAATGCTGCTTTTGGAACCTCTGAAAGCTCATTGATATAACAGCCTGTTAACTCTAAAGACTTAATCTTTCTTACGTCTTCGGGTCTATCTAAGGCAATAAATAGCAATTCAAGCTCTACAATTCCCTTGCCGTCATTGAATGTATGCTCGTAGGTGAGCATAGGCTTTTGACGTTTACGAACATCGCCCAGCTCATCAAACCAGCTTAACCATGTGGCTAAGGTTGTTGTTGCAAGCTCGCCAGAAGTATTTCGCACGATTCCCCATCGGCTTCTACGTCTACCGTTATTCCATACTGGAACTTCGCAAGCTCGTTTAACGATTTCTGCAATTGATAGTGTTGATTTGCCACTTCCATAAGGCCCCATAATGACACGCACAAATTGATCGTTGTCATGAAAAATAGCACCTGTGGGAGTCGGAACATATATTTTATCCTGTTCATGCGCATGTATAATCATCCTATCGGGTAGAATAGTTAATTGTTTTTGAGTGCCTTTGTTAATCCCAGCCTCATATTCGTTGAAGGTCTTTAGTAGTTCAGCAGCAGATTTCATTTCTCTAATATCCTCCGTGGTGGAGGCGTTTGATAGTTTGGGTTTTCTCTAATGTTTTCTTGCGTGGTGAATCGGACACCGCAACGCATACATTCGCGACGTCTTACGATTTTATTTAGCCTGTCATCCCGTTTCGTTTCCACCACGCGAGAATCGGGATAGCTACAACTGTGACATTGCATCTATTTCCTTATCCCTCGTAGTGTTCTTACAAAGATTCCTGTTGACGGTAAAGAGAATCTCTTCTTTGGCTTCTTGGTATCATGTGCGTAAGTATCAGCCAAAGGGTCGCGCTCATAAGAAGGTGCCGTCTCATGCTCTTTTTTCTTCTTAATCTTTTCGACCCACGTATTGCGGATAGTAGCCATATAATCACATCCCTATGTGTTAAGTGCTGATTACTTCTTTTTCTTGCCTAATACTAAATATTCGATAGCATTCGCTAAAAGAACTTCGCTATCTTTAAACAATCCAATTCCTTGATTGCACTTTTGGCATAATAATCCTCTTATGGCTTTACTATTGTGACAATGATCAACATTTAATACTTCTTGGTATACACCACAAATTTTGCAATTACCAAGTTGCTCATCATACATTTTCTGATACACATCCAAACCAATTCCATAATTTCTCATTAAACTAATGTCTTTATGGTATGCGTAACCATGAGATTGATATTTAGATTTCTTTCTTTTATTTATCAACTCTCTATTCTTTTCCTGATATTCCTTAACCCTTTCTAAAACTTGTTTCTTGTTCTTCTCATAATAAGTGCTTTTGTATTTTTTATATTTTTCTGGAAATTTCTTTCTATCTTCTCTTTTCCATTTAGCTTGATAGGACTCACTAACCATTTATTTCTTCTTTAAAATCTTATTTGCTTTAGCATCAATTTTACTCTTTTGCGTCGATGTAAGTCTACCTTTCTTTTCCATCTCTGATGCGCGAGCCTTTGCATTCTTTGCGTGGCTCTTATCATTCACGGGGTATTTTTCTATGCCCGGCAATGCAAACTCATTCTTGGGTAACGCATTACGTTTCGCAGCGGTTAACTTAGCCATTGTTCAAGTCCTTATGTGTTAGGCCAAGGCGGTTAAACCTTGGCTATTGCTTACATGCAATCTTTCTTCATCTTCTTTTTAACGCCTTTGGCCTCGTCTTTCCGGGCTTTCTTCATCGGCTCTTTCTTCATGGGTGCTTTGTCTTTAGCCATTTTGATCACCTGCTAATGATGGAACTTTAGATTGCGCCCAAGTAATAACTTCGGTTGCTAAAGTGTGAACTTGTTTTACGAGGAACTCGGCAATAGCTGGCTCTTGTGCTAGCAATTCAGCTTCGAGCTTAGGAAGGATAATAGAACTTAATAAACTCATGGTGTTATGTCCTTATAACGATTCGATCATGTGATCGACTTCAATGATTGCGCCGTTGATATTCGCAATCTCCTTTTTGATTACCTTCAACCTGTCCTTGAGTAAGTCATGATCGACTGAACTTGTGGCTAAGGTTGAAGCTAGATCATCTCTACGCTTTTGCAATACTTCCAATGTAATCACGTGTCAAGCTCCTTGTTAAATTAAATCTTTAATCCTTTCTAATTGACACTTCATATGCTCAAGACTATGTGTAAGGCAGCTTATTTTGTTTGCTAAATACCTGTCTCTATTAGGTTCTGGAGCATATGTATTTAATATATCCAAACATTCATCATGATAGTTTGGTTGTTTGTGTAAATACTCATCATATTTGCATTCGTATTGTGCATATATTGGCATTGGGAAAGGGAATATTAAATAGCTTGTTCCGTTATTGTCTTGCTTAAAACCTATGTAACGATGAACACCACCACATCTTTCTACATCTGGAATCTCACCGATGTATAGCTGGTCAGGTCTGATATCGCCTTCCCAGTAACTAACTACATAATTCGCTATGTGATACAGGTATTGATCAAGCATTATTCGTGCACTCAATCGCTCATCGTAAGAGCAAGAATCGTAGAAATCTTCAAAAGAAACCATAGGTTTCCATATATCAATGATTCCTACCTCATACACATAAGCAAGTCTTTGCTTGTCCTTCATCAATACGACTCCTTTGCTAAAGACGCATCATGCGTCTATATCATTATTTCAAATAACCTTTCTTTCCGTAGTTAGCTTTGCTCTGCTCTGGAAGGTTACGAGAGGCACCAGCTTCACGATAGGTACGCACTTCTTGTTTGTACTCACGGTCAAGGTATACGTTGTTGCGTGTTTCTAAGTAGCCATCTGGTTTAGGTGATGTGTATTTAGCGCCCATGGTTATTGCTCCTCTGGTTCTGTTGTAGGTGTGTGCTTTGCTCCGCTCATTTGGTTCATGCGCTCGTTAAGCTCTTTAAGGAGAACATTATTGCCGAAATGCTTAGGCCATCTACGTTCTAAAAGCCACGCATCAGCTTGCCATCTCTCGGGTTTAGCTGCAATCATGTCCGTGTGTTCCATGACCTTTTGCATCTCAGCCCTTTTTATGGACTGAAAAAACTCGGCATATTCTGAATCAATGCCATCATCTAAATCATTAGCCCCTTGGTCAAGCCAATAATACAAACAACGCTCTGTAATCCCGTTTGCTTCTGCTGCCATTTGATAAGGTGCACGCCTTGAAATAGCCGATATAATCTCAGCCCGTCTTTCCGGTGTGAACTTGGATGGCCTACCCATAGCATTGCTAGGATCGGCTTGTTTCTTGTCCTTTTTAGCCATAATCACTAATCCTTTAGTGTATGTAAATCATCATCTACATATTACGGTTTTTTGTTTCTTAACGCTACCATAACGATAAATAAAACTACCGTTTCAAAGCCGTCTGCCGTTCCTAGCAACGTGCTTAATTCATTGGCATCTATTTTACCATCACTCAATGCGCTATAAAGATTCGTGCAAAACGTAATAAAGCACAATATCGCTGGCACTGATAGTACAATATGCGGTTTGTTTTTCAAGAACTCTTTTAAACATTTCATTGCGCACCTCAAACCACCAGTTCAAAATGGTCTGCGTCATTGAGTTGTCCGGGTCTATCAAGTTTCCCTAGGCCATCCCATGAGCCACCCCAACGCACAGAATGAGACATTTTACCCTCATCCTTAAGTTTCTGGGCAATACCTAGAACGTAACCACCGAACCATATTGCCAGTTTGTCATCGTTAAAGTTAACAGGATAGGGTGCCACATCTACCGCCATTGACGGGTTTTGATTATGTTTACCGTGTGGGTAGTGAAGTTTTGTATTGCCTTTAGCAAAAGCAGCTTCTTGATTGGCTTCGTTTCGATAACCTTCCAAAATAGTGCAATCAAAGAATTTTATTACCTCGTAGAACAAGGCTTGTAGGTCTGGATGACAGGTTGATAACTTAGAAAATGATGCTTGACTGAATTTTGGCATGATAACTTTCCTTGTCTTGTTAATTTAATATTAGCATTAAATAGCCCTATTGCTAGGGCTAGAAAGCAAGGAAGTTTTCATGAAACAAATCAATAATAATAGAAAATCAAGCGGAGAGATAGCACTCGATGATTCGCTTGCCATCTTCTTCACTTTACATTTTTCCATGTTTTATTTCTACAAATATTATGCATTGAGCTAATATGTAGTGAAAACTTCGTTGCAAGAGAAGTTTGAGTTGCTCCTTGGGAAAACAAATAACGTATTTCCTTAACAATATCAGGATTTACTTTGGATAAATGATGCTTGACTCCTAGATTTAAAGGTGGATTTTTTGCTCTCCCTTTTTTTATTTTATCCCTCATGTTGTCACCATGAGTTCCAACAAATAAATGATTCGGGTTAACGCAAGATGGATTATCGCATATAATTTTTTTCTGCTCAAAATCCCCAACAAATAGCAAATAAGAAAATCTATGAGCAGCTACATTACCCAAATCACGATACATAATCTGCCCATACCCTTTCTTATTTTTAAAAGCATTCCATTCCCAACATTCATTTTTCTTAAATGGAACACTCACTTTATCCATGAATCTTACTTTATCAGCGATTGTTAAATCACTCTTTGAGATATTTCTCAATGATTTTAATGCCATCTTCAAACCCATAACAAAAATAACCATCGTACCCAACAGTTTTCATCCTGTCAATCCATTCTTGTTGCCTCACCCAAGTTTCAGACTTCCTTGCTGATGGCGGATAGTTCATATTTCTTTTAACTTCCAACCATAAACCAGCGTATAACCCTGTTCGGCTAGGGTAGGGAATAAACAAGTCACTCACACCCGGACGCAATCCCATTAACTTCAAGTTCCAAGTTTGAGCTTCGGTGCGTTTCCCCTCGTTGTTATTCTTGTAAAAGTACTCTTTCAGTATCGGGTGCAGACTCAGCCACTTCACAAGGGCGCGTTGCTCTTGGTTTTCCGTGGGAATCAGAAATTTTCGTGTCATCCTTGACCTCATCATTTCCGTAAAGAATTTTCATCAACGCTAGAACTTCCTGTTGGTCGCGCAAATTAACCGTTTTTCTTTTCATTTTTCTTCGCTTCCTCTTCGTCCGCACAACGGCGTAAAAATATTTCTGATGCCTCGCTAATGGTCATGCTATTGGGTAAAAATCCTTTCACACAAGCAAGCCATGCGACAAACTTCTTGGCCTTATCTCCTTGAATCGTATTCATTTCAGCTTCCTTTCTGGGTAGTATTTCAACTGTTCGACCATCTCTTCATAGCATCTGATGGCCTCCTCTATTTTCTCTTCTGGATGGGCTTCTAACACTTCCCTACAATGTTGACGCAAAAATTCAATGTCATCACCGCGATGACCATCGGAAACCTTTTTAATCAATCCGCACAAATAATTCTTACGCGCTATCCATAACGCCCTGTTCATCAGGCATGCGCCCAATTTTTGTAAACTTTCACGGGTTTACCAGCACCGCTTCTATCAGAGCCTTTCGGAGATGCAAACCCCTCTCGCTCTCTAGGCGGTATGTAGCCTTGTTTCTTTAACCATTCGGGTTGCTCTCTCATGCTTATAATCTTTATTCGTCTATAAGAATGTATTACAGGTATTTTGATAACATCTGCTTCTTGAATAGATAACAAGAAGTCCTCATAACCTTTTGCGTGCTCTTTATCAAAAAGTTTGCTAGAAGGATTTATTTTTTCGTCATCAAATTCTCTATTCAATATCTTTATTAGCATTGGCACGTTCCTTGTCCCAAGTAGAAAAATAATCCGCTCCGTGGATTTTCCCGTCTTTGCCATGAAAACAGAATTTATATAAATAATTAATGTACTCTTCGTATATATTTTTTTCTATTAACATGTTTTCGTTAAAATAACATGCTCTGAATAGTCCAACGGTGGGGTAAAGGTTTATAAAAATTAAATTATTTGCCGCGTCTTTTGC